AGATCCTTACTGATACCGAACACGTGGAGCTGCTGTATGGTGGAGCTGCTGGTGGTGCTAAGTCCTGGACTGGTGCTGCCTGGCTTCTTTTTATGTGCCTATGCTATCCAAGATCCAAATGGTTTATCGGACGTGCTGAGTTAAAGCGTATCACCCAGTCTACTCTTATCACCTTTTACAAGGTGTGTAACCAGTATGGTGTTGATGATACCCTGTATAAGTATAATGGGCAATATAACTACATTGAGTTTTATAACGGCTCACGTATTGACTTGCTGGATCTCCAATATAAACCAAGTGATCCTCTATATGAGCGTTACGGATCCACTGAGTACACTGGTGGATGGATCGAGGAGGGAGGTGAGGTAAACTTTGGAGCCTATGATACCCTAAAAACCCGTATTGGTAGACATTTGAACGCAGAGCTGGGGCTGAGGCGTAAGCTCTTTATCACTTGTAACCCTAAAAAGAACTGGATGTATGAGACATTCTACAAACCAGCTAAAAGGGGTGATCTTGCTGATTATATGTATTACCTGGCTTGTTTGGTTCAGGAAAACCCGTTTATAGATCCTGACTATATAGAGGGATTGAGAACCACAAAGGATAAGGTAAAAAAAGAGCGTTTGCTAAAAGGTAACTGGGAGTATGATGATAATCCAAATGCGCTTTGCTCTCACGATGCTATCACCGCTATTTTTGGCAATCTCCTGGCTCTTGTTACTGATACTTTCTACCTGACAGCAGATATAGCCCGTTTTGGCTCTGACTATGCCCGTATTGGCGTATGGAAAGGGTATAAGCTGGTAGATCTGAAATGTTTCCCTATCAGTAAAACTACAGAGATCCAAACGTGTATAACCCATTTCCAGAAGAAATACAGGATACCTAAATGGCGGTGTATAGCTGATGAGGATGGTGTAGGCGGTGGTGTAGTGGATAATTGCGATATACAAGGGTTTACTAATAACAGCAGGGCTTTCAATGATGAGAACTACCAGAACTTACAAACTCAGTGCGCCTATAAGCTGGCTGAGCACATTAACGCCTCTGAGTTGGGCGTGGATCCTGATCTGGTTAGCCCGGCTGATATGGAGCAGATCACTCTGGAACTGGAGCAGCTACAGACCTGGAAAGTTGATGATGAGGGTAAGTTAAAGATAAAGCCTAAGGAAGAAATAAAGCAGGATATAGGATGCTCTCCAGACTGGAGGGATATGTTCCTGATGAGGTGCTGGTTTGACTATAACGAGTATGATATACCCGATGATATAGAAAATAGATTGAGTGGTTTAATGAGCTAAAATTTAGAGATATGGGATTATTTAACGTAGTAACAAATGAGGTAAAAGCTGCTGTAGGCTATCAGCAGGATTTCGCCCAGCTTCTGGCTTCAAAGGATGTAACCAGGGCTATTAACTTTATGTACGATCATTCTATAGCTGCTACCCAGAATTTGCTGGAGTACAATGTAGAGAGTCACAAGATTATGAAACGCCAGGATAAGCCGATTTATGATAAAAAAGGCAATTTCCTGAGGTTTCAAAAACGCTGGAAAATTCCAATTCCCTACCAGGTGTTTATAAATGAGATCGCTTTGGTTTTCCTCTATGGCAGACCTGTAAAGTGGTTGCAAGAAACAGAGGGAACGGATGAGGCATTTGAGAACTACAGGAACTTTCTAAAAGAGATCCGCTTTGATGCACACGTAAGAGAGGCTAAACGTGCTGCTGGTGCTGAGGGTACAGCTGCTATTTTGTGGCATACATACAGAGGTGATGATGGCAAGCCTAAATGTTTGCTGAATGTTCTTTGCAAAAAGAATAAAGATGAGATTTTTACTATCAAAGATCAGTACAAGCGTTTGAAAGCGTTTGCCTGGGGGTATTCTCTTACTGAGGCAGGATCTAAAACCGTATATCACCTGGATATTTACACGTCTGATACTATTTATAGGTGTAAGCGTGCCAGTGTCGGATGGGAGGTGCTGGTTATGCAGAACCCTGTAGGAAAGATCCCAGTTATCTTATTTGAGCAGGAGCCTGAACATGATGGAGTACAGCCGATGATTGAACG